TGGAACCATCGATATGCACAACGCCATGATCGAATTTGCGATGGTGGGACGCAAGGAGCGTAAGGCAGCAAGCATCAAGGCGAAGAAGAAACGAAAAAAGCTATCAGCTTAACAGGCAAAACGGTTTTCGAGCGAGTTCGATTCTCGCTCTTGCCTTTGGGGTTTGTTTGTAGGTTTTGTTTTTAGGGGTTTGATTGTGTTGCATATCAACAAGGGAAAAAGGAATCGCGCACGTCGCATTCTGATCTATGGCGAAAACGGAGTTGGAAAGTCCTCGCTCGCGGCGAAGTTTCCGAAGCCTCTGTTTCTCAACATCGAGGACGGTATTGGCGATCTGGACGTTGACTCAACCGAAGTGATTCGGTCGATCACCGACTTCATGGGTTGCATGATTGGTGCCAGCGAGACGGACTACGAGACAATCGTGATCGATACGGTTGACTGGTTGGAAAAGCTGATCTTTGCCGACGTAGCTCAGAAGGCAGGCAAAAAGACGATTGACGACATCGGGTTTGGCAAAGGCTACCAAGCAGTCGAACAGCAGTGGAAATCGCTGTTCGACGGGCTGTCGTATCTTTGGCAGCAAGGAAGGCACATTGTGTTTACCTGCCACGAGCAAATCGAGAAGTTCACGAATCCAGATGGCGACTCGTACAACTATTGGAAGCCTGCCCTCCACATCAAAGGAAGCGGTTGCGTCACCGAATGGTGCGACGAGGTGCTGTTTGTTCGGTATCGCACGCTGACACGACAGATGGACGAAGGATTCGGTAACAAGCGATCCATTGCCATCGGTGGCAAAGAGCGAGTCATCGTCTGCAACAAGTCGGCAACCGTCGAAGCGAAGAACCGTCTTGGGATGGTAGATGAGATTTCCAGCTTCGCAGACTTGCAAAAGTATCTGCCAATCGTTTCGAAGCAAACGGTCGCTGTTCCTGCGTCAACGCAAGAAAAGCCTGCTGGCAACATCGCAGGCGTCGTCAAGAACGGAACAAGTAAAGGCGAAGCCATCGCGGTTGCTGAGCCTGTCGATTTGAGTGATTCCCCCTTTTAGTTTTGGAGTTAATTAGAGATGGCAAATTTATCTGGATTTGATGCAAGCAAAGTGGAGCCCAACGATTTCGGCGTGATTCCTGCTGGTGATTACGAGGCTTGCATTGTCAACAGCGAGATGAAGGCGACGAAGGACGGTACCGGCCAATACTTGAATCTGGAGATTCAAATTGTTGGTGGACAGTATCAGAACCGCAAGCTGTTCGAGAAGTTGAACCTAGTCAACAAGAACGATACAGCGGTGACGATTGCCAAAGGAACCCTGTCGGCAATCTGTCGTGCGGTGAACGTGTTGACTCCGAACGATTCGAGCGAGCTGCACAACAAGACTTTTCGCATTTCGTTGACGACAAAGAAAAGCGACTACAGCGGCGAGATGGAAAATCGAATCAAGTCGTTTAAGCCTCGCTCGGCTGGTCCTGTTGTGGCGGCGGGTGAGACTGTTTCTGCAACTACCACTAGCAAGGCACCTTGGTAGCAAAATGGAACTGCGTTGGTATCAGCAAGAGGCTGTCGAGGCTGTCTACAACCACCTTTGCACGCAAGCAGGCAATCCGATTGTTTGCTTGCCTACAGGGTCGGGCAAGAGCCTCGTAATTGCAGAACTAGCACGACGCGCCATTACGGACTTTGGCGGTCGTGTTCTGGTTCTTCAGCATCGGAAGGAACTGATTTCGCAGAACGCTGACAAGGTGCGCAAACTGATCTCGATTCCTGTCGGGGAATACTCGGCAGGACTTCGGCGGTACGCGACCAAAGAGGACATCGTGCTTTGTGGTATCCAGAGCGTTTACAACAAGGCTTCCTTGTTCGACGTTCGGAACCTGATTTTGATTGACGAAGCTCATTTGTGTTCACCATCGGATGAGTCGATGTACCAGACGTTCCTGAACGATATGCGGACAATCAACCCGACGATTCGATTCGTTGGATTGACTGCAACGCCATACCGGACGGGTGAAGGTGCATTGTGCAAGGCTGATGGGGTTTTTCAGAAGTTGGTTTACAACGCGCCAATTAAGCAACTCATGGAAGAGGGGTATTTGTGCAGGGTGACAAACAAGCCAGCGGTGGGACAGGTTGACACCTCGTCACTCCACTTGCGGTATGGAGAGTTTATCACGAAGGAAGTCGATGCGTTGTTTGGCGGGATGGCTACAGCGGAAGCCTGCAAGGAAGTCCTTCAGGCTTGCGTTGGTCGGCGTTCGATCATGGTTTTTTGTTCGTCGGTCAAGCATGCTGAAGGTGTTGTTTCAACGCTTCGGACGCTGACTGACGACATGGTTGAGATGGTGGAGGGTGGCACGACTCCTTTAGAACGTGCTTCGATACTGGCGGGGTTCGTGTCTCAGAGCATTCGTGTTTTGGTTAATGTCGATGTGCTGACTACCGGATTCGATGCTCCTTGCGTCGATGCCATAGCGATCCTGCGAGCAACTGCATCGCCAGGGTTGTTTGCTCAGATCGTTGGCCGTGGACTTCGAACCCATGTTTCCAAGCAAGATTGCTTGGTTCTGGACTTTGGCGAGAACATCAAGCGACATGGTCCGATTGATGCAATCGACTTCGGCAAGCCGCAATCGCCAAAGGGAGAATCGCTACCAGCCGACGACGAGGGCAAAGAGTGTCCAAATTGCCAGCTAGTAGTTCCAAGTCGAAAGCAGTCCTGCGAGTGCGGCTTCCGGTTCTCGGTTCGAGTGCCAACGCACGAAGAAAAAGCCGATACGGTGGCGCAAATCATTAGCGAGCCTGAAGTGTTTCAAGTCAGTATGGTGAGGTACTACAAGCACGAAAAGGAAGGCAAGACGCCAAGTTTGCGAGTCGATTACCACCTGACTGGCGAAGGCAACCTAGAACCGATGATTTCGGAATGGGTTTGCTTGGAGCATTCAGGATTCGCACGACGCAAGGCTGAGGGATGGTGGGCGGCCAGATGCGAACTGGAGCCACCCACGAGCGTTGATGATGCGTTGCAGGTCGCTGGAGTGGTCGCTGTACCGCGTTCGATTACGGCAGTGCGTGAAGGTAGGTTCTGGCGAATCACTGGGGCTGAGATTGAAGAGATACCGGATTCGAGTTTGTTAGTTGTTACTGAGGAAGAGGAGATGCCATTTTGAACGAATGTAAATGTGAATCTCGAAAGCAGGTATTTCGTGTTTTTGCGAACGGAACCAAACACTATGGCGAACAGTGCCAGATATGCGGAACCTTCTTTTCAAAGAAAAAAAGCGAAGTATCCGAGGAATCTCTTGTTGAGTTTGATGAGTCAATCAAGCAACAGCATCGACAAAGCATTAGCGACCATTTTCAAAAGGTGCGAGACAACCAATCTGCTGACATCCAAAACAAGATGGATGCACGACGAAAAAAGTACGAAGCGTATATCGAATCCGATTTGTGGAAGAAGCGTCGTCTTGTGATTCTAGAACGCGACAAGTGGATTTGCCAAGGGTGCTTAAAACGCAAGGCAGACCATGTTCATCATTTGACATACGACCGACTTGGTAACGAACTTGCTTTCGACCTGATTTCGGTTTGCTGGATTTGCCATGACAAGGCACACGGAAAAGAAAAAGTAGACTTGACCGGAATACTACAACAAGCCAACTGAAAACGAAATCAATCTCATGGAAGTACAACAAGCAGCAAAACTTTACGCTTCACTCGGATGGCACGTTCTGCCAGTCAAAGGTAAGGTGCCGGCCGGGGGCGATGGCTGGCAATTCAAGACGACCGACGACCAGGAAGCAGCGGAAGTGCTGGCTACCATTGGCGACGGAATTGGTGTCCAACTTGGTAACAAGTCTGGCATCGTCGATGTCGAATGCGACAGCGAGGAAGCATCTTTGGAACTGGAGCGATTGCTGGGAACGATTCCAGCGACTCCAACATTCCAATCAACTCGCGGCAAGCACTACCTTTTCAAATGGTCGGCCGGCTGGCCTGCACCCAATAAAGCAGTGTTCAAGATCGGTGCGATTGAGTTTCGAACCGGCAACGCTAAAGCAGCTCAGTCGGTATTTCCACCGAGTGGTGGGCGGGAGTGGGTTGTGGATCCGACGACTCCGGTGGCTGAGTTTCCATCGATGGACAGGATCCACGAAGCCTACGAGGCAAACCACAAGCGGAAAGAGTTCCAGCCGATTTCGGATTCGTCACCAAGTTACAGCGATGGCGAAACGCTAGACGTTCCAAAATGGCTTAGCAAGCACGGTGTTTCGATCATCGGCCGCGACGAGGTTGAGGGCGTCACCCGCTGGTACATCGACTGTCCTTGCAAGGATCGCCACACGACAAAGGACGCTGTGAAAGATTGCTGCGTGACTCAGGAAGCGACCGGCAAGCTTGGTGGCCATTGTTTCCACCAGTCTTGCGGAATGGGTTCCTGGGAAAGTTTACGCGATGCAGTCGGACCTTTGGAGTTCAGCGACTACCACGACATGACTGCAGTCGATGAAGTTGATTTGTCTAGGATCATGAATCAGCTTTGGGCGAACAAGTCGCAAGAGAACGCCAACGAGAACACCGACAACGACGAAGATTTTTGCCTAGCGATGGTGCCAGACGATGGATTGCTCAGGAAGATTTTCGACTACTACTTGGACAATTCAATCAGGTCCAGCAACATCATGGGGCTGGCGGTGTCGCTTTCGATTTGCGAAACGATCATGGGCAGGAAGGTTGCCTCCCATACGGACTTAAGAACGAACGACTACAACCTGATTATCGCCCAGACATCCAGCGGAAAGGAAGCCTGCGAATCGACTGTCTCGAAGATCCTTGACGCTGCAGACCCTGCAGGACAATTCCTGCTTCCTCCGAACGTGCAGAGCGGCAATGGATTGATTCACGCAGTCGCCAAACAACCTTGCGGGATTTGGGTTTGTGACGAGTTCGGAAAGACGCTACAGGCGATTCTGGACAAGAAAGGGAACAAGCACCTTAAAGACATTGGAACCAATCTGCTGACGCTTTACGGGAAAGCCAATTCAACCTATGGAGGTGCTGCCCATTCGGATGGTGTACGCAACAAGATAATCAATCCGCATCTGGTGCTTCTTGGATTGTCAACAGGTTCGACGGTGTTCTCCCATGTCAGTACTGAGCAGGTTTCAGACGGACTGATTGGACGGATTGCGTTCTGGCCGGTGCAGGAAAG